ATAGATTCTGGCCCCGATCATGGAATCACCCTTGGCCTTCAAGCAGAAATCAGCATGAATGTTTGTACCAGCTTCCACATACAGTTCCTTTTCTTCGTTGGCAAAGATAGGGGTTCCACAAGCAATGTTCCCAAGTAATGGGAACTTTCGCTTTTCAATTCTAAATAGGTTATCCAATTCAACTTCTTCTTTCCAGCCCATTAAATAGGCCGGTGTGGTGTGAAGAACTTTCGCCAAGTCTGCTATTTTATCACGGCGCATATTGGCAATAATCCCATTTTCCCATTTCCGAACGGTGCTTTTACCTACGCCAACAGCATTGCCCACCTGTTCAAGAGTAAGATTATTTTCTTCACGCAAAGCCTTGATTTTTTGGCCCATAGTCAAATCAGCCACATCAACACCCCTTTCACGGTTAGTAACAACAGTATAACCGCAATGTGTCTTTTTTGCAACCCCTAAAGCGAAAAAACAAAAAAAGTTTCTTTTAATCCACAAATGGGGTTGACAAGCGACAAGGGGTGTGATACTATGATGGTGTCCTAAAGGACACGGCAAAAGCAAATAAGACACCGAAAGGGGTATATGAGATATGAAGTTTTTCTACAATTTGCTGGATGGTTTTGAGGAACCGAATCGCTTTTATGATGAACAGACCATTCGCCGCTTCCGTGTTTACCCGGCAACCCCGGAAATTGAAAAGGAAGCCTATGAAAATCCCCATTCCGATTTGTGGCCGGTGCATGACATTCATAACAACAGTACCGAACCGGTTGATTGTAAAGATATTGATGAAGCGTACCGGTACATTCTGGAATCAGAAAACACTTCCGTTTATGAATATGTTCATGATCTTTAAGCCGAAACGGGCCTGATGGCCCGTCCACCGGAACCGCCCCACCGGTGCTGATGATGGCAGGGCAACAGCGACAACATGAGCGCCCCCGGTTTATGGGTTCGGGTATTGGGTATCAATCCCCATGTAAAAGGTATGACCGCCCGGAAATTGCTTGTTGGGGCTTTGGCTGTTCTATTTTTGAAGAAAGGATGTGAGCGAATGAACAAGGCCCGCTTGGAATATGAAATGTCTGTTCGGGGTGTCACCCGTGCCAAGCTGTGTGAAGTCCTTGGGATTTCCCGATCCGCCTTTTACCGAAAGTGTAATGGGGGTTCGGAGTTCACCCAAGGCGAGATTCAGAAGATCGTGGATTTTCTGAACCTTGAAACCCCGGTGGGAATTTTTTTTGATGCGAAAGTGTCCTAAAGGACACCACAAGGAGTAAGAACCATGAATGAAGTCAGTTTGAAACCGGTCATTGATGAACTTGAAACCTTGTTTTCAAAGTTCAACAAAGCCTTCTTTGAAGGGAAGCTGGAAAAGCCTGTGATCACCGTTTCCCCGGATCATACCCGTGGGGCCTATGGGTGGTGTACCGGTTGGAAGGCGTGGCAAGACGGCACCAAGGAAGGCGGCTATTACGAAATCAACCTGTGTGCTGAATACCTGAACCGCCCCTTTGAAGAAACCTGTGGAACCTTGCTTCACGAAATGGTTCACCTTCAGAACCTTCAGGACAATGTTCAAGACACTTCCCGTTCTGGTTCCTACCACAACCGGAAGTTCAAGGAAACCGCTGAAGCCCACGGCCTGACCGTGGAGAAAGGCGAAAAGTACGGATGGCACAAAACCACCCTGAACCCGCAAGCTGAAGCCTTCGTGAAATCCCTTGGCAAATCCGGGTTTTGTCTGGTTCGGCCCCGTACCAATCCGCTGAAGGGTTCCCGGAAGGGGGGGGGATCAAGTTCCCGTAAGTATGTTTGCCCCTGTTGCGGAACCATCATCCGGGCCACCAAGGAAGTTCATGTTCTCTGTGGAGAATGTGAAGTGGCCTTTGAAGAACAGGAGTGATAACCAACGAAGTTGATTGATGCCAAGGATTGGAAGGCGGTTCACTTCGGAGATCGAACGATTTTGAGAAGTGACCGAAACCTTTACCCGGAAGCTGATTGGTGGGCCTTGGTTTCCAGCGTGGATGTGGAACCGATGAAGGAACCCGGTCATTTCAAGGTGGTAAGCCAATGATGATCACCCGCCAAGTTCGGTGTAAGAAGTGCGGGAAAATGTTCCCCCTGACCTATCCTGAAAAGCTGTCCGACATTGGCCGGGATGTTATTTCTTACTGTCCGCCGTGTTTACACACGGAAATCTTAAAAAATGAAAGGAGTACGCACAATGACCACCTTTGCAGAGCGTTTGAAGAACGCTATGGAACAGGCCAATATGAGCCAATCCGCCCTTTCTGAAAAGGCCGGGGCTTCCAAGGCCGCTATCAGCCAATACCTTTCCGGGAAGAACACCCCCGGCCCTGACCGTATCAAGGCCCTTGCCGATGCAACCGGCGTTTCCTTTGATTACCTGATGGGTTATGGAGCCGCCCCGGTTGCGGAACCGTCCATCAAGAAGATCAGCGTGAAGGAAGCCGCCCGGTGCATGGGGAAATCTGATCAGTTTGTGCGGATCGGCCTTCAGCGTGGCCTTCTCCCCTTTGGCAATGCGGTTCCCGGAACCGGGAACAACTGGAACTATTACATTAACCCCACCAAGTTCAGGGAGTATGTGGGCGCTGAAGCGTTCAACAGCTTCTTTGGACTGACCGCCTAATGAAAGGATGATGAACATGAAAACCAGATTTGATGGAACCTTGTGGATCGGAGCCGGTGGACAGGCTTTCCGCCCCGCAGAAATGGGAACCGATCACCTGTTGAACACAGTGAAGATGCTGAAGAACCGCCCCGGCGTGGTGGTATCTATGGTGGTTCGTGACATTGAAGCCACCCCTGACCGTTGCCCTTTTGATCCCTTCGGTGGCGGTCATTCCGAGTTGGTGAAACAGTCCTTGTTCAACATCACTTCCCTTTCCCCGGAACAGGTGAGTGATTACGCTTTGAACAGCCCCTTGGGAATGGCTATGAAGGCCGAACTTCTTTCCCGTGGTGTGAATGTGGAAAATTACCTTTCCATGATTGAAGGGCCTGAAACCCTATGATCACGCTGTTCCAGCACCAACAACAGGCCCTTGATGAAACCGAGGGGAAGAACCGGGTGGCCTATTACCTTGATATGGGCCTTGGGAAAACCTTTGTTGGTTCCGAAAAAATGATGAAGCTGAACAAGCGGATCAATCTGGTGGTGTGCCAATGTTCAAAAGTTCAAGACTGGATTGAACATTTTCAAGACCACTACACCCGGAATTGTGTGTTCGACCTGACCAACCCCAAAACCTTCAAATGGTTCTTTGAACAGGTTCAGCATGAAGTTCCAACCCTGATGATTGGCGTGATCAACTACGAACTGACCTTCAGGCGGAATGTGCTGAAAACCTTGACCGGCTTCACGCTGATGTTGGATGAAAGTTCCCTGATCCAGAACGAGAACGCCAAACGGTCAAAGTTCATTCTTGGGTTGAAACCGGATAATGTGATCCTTCTGTCAGGCACCCCCACGGGCGGCAAGTATGAAAACCTGTGGAGCCAATGCCAACTGTTGGGGTGGAAGATTTCAAAGGAATTGTTCTGGAAGCAGTACATTCAAACGGAATGGGTGGAAACCGATGGCTTTTGGCGGCAACAGATTACCGGCTATAAGAATGTTGACCGGCTGAAGCTAAAGCTGGCCGAACACGGGGCCGTTTTCATGACCACCGAACAGGCCGGAATCAGCCTTCCAAAACGGAACTGGATCAAGGTCAAAACCCGCCCTTCACCCCTTTATTGGAAGTTCTGGAATGATCGCTATGTTGCGATTGACAGCGCCAACCTTGGTGAATTTGAACTGGATGCTGATTTCTACGGTTCCAATGCCCATTGTGAACGGGAACTGATTGGCGATACCAGCTTGACCCGCCGCCTTTATGCCCGTCAGCTTTGCGGCCTATACAACCCGGCCCGTTATGAAGCCTTCCGGGATTTGGTGAACAGCACGGAAAATCGCTTGATTGTGTTCTATAACTTCACGGAAGAAATGGAACGCCTGAAGGGGATCGCCAAGGGCCTGAACCGGCCTGTGTCTGTTCTTTCCGGTGAAGAAAAGAACTTGGATGCTTATCGCTACCAGCACAACAGCATTACCTTCATTCAGTATCAAGCCGGTGCAATGGGCGGCAACTTCCAACTTGCCAATAAAATCATTTACTTCAGCCTTCCTCAAGGTTCGGAATTGTGGGAGCAATCCCAAAAGCGTATTCACCGCCTTGGGCAAGAAAGGCCCTGTTTCTATTACCTGATGATCTGTCCGGGAACGGTTGAAGAAGATATTCTTGGAGCCTTAAAACAGCGCAGAGATTACACGGATGAATTGTTCCGCAAGTATGAAGAAGGTGAAAGGCAATGATTGATTTAATCGGAAAACGCTTTGGAAATCTGTTGGTTCTTTCTAGAGCAGAAAGCCCCAGCAAACAAGCGGCTTGGCTTTGCCGTTGCGATTGCGGCAATGAAACCGTGGTTCTTGGTTGGAACTTACGATCAGGCCACACGATTTCTTGTGGATGCGTTCACAAAACCGCCTTGAAGAACGGCTTGCGTTCTACCCACGGAATGATTCATTCCCGCCTATATGGGATTTGGGAGGATATGAAAAGCCGCTGTTTCAACCCCAATACTCCACAATTCAAGTATTACGGTTCCCGTGGAATTACCGTCTGCCCGGAATGGAAGAACGATTTCCAAGCCTTCCACGATTGGGCTATGTCACATGGGTATTCCGATGAACTGACCATTGATCGGATAGACAATGACAAAGGCTATTCCCCTGATAACTGCCGATGGGCAACCGCTGAAGAACAAAACCGAAATAGAAGGTGTGTCAAATGAACTATTCAGAAAGTATGAGCAAGCGGCAACAGCGCCGCAAGGCCCTTAACCAGCGGTTCAGGCGGATGTTCCTTGTGGCCCTTCTGATGGGCCTTGCAATGGGGTTTGTATTTGGGCACTGTTCTGCTGTCAACAGCAAAGCCCCGGATGCCCCCATTGAACCGGATCAGCTTACCACCGTGATCCCGGATGTGACCTTGGAGCCGGTGGAAACCCCGCTGGTGGAAGAACCCGCCGAACCTGAACCGGTGCTGTTGGGCAGTTTCAGAATCACCGCCTATTGTTCCTGTGAAAAGTGTTGCGGCGAATGGGCCAAGAACCGGCCCAACGGCATTGTGTATGGTGCCGCTGGCGTGGAACTGAAGGCCGGTGTTTCCTGTGCTTCTCCGCTTCCCTTGGGAACTGTGGTGGAAGTGGAAGGCTTGGGTGAATACATCGTTCAGGATCGCCCCGCCCAATGGGTAATTGACAAATATGGTGAAAACCAGATCGACATTTATTTTGACAGCCATGAAGCCGCTTCCGCCTTCGGCCTGAAGCAGTTGAATGTTTATCTGAAAGGAGAACCAGAAAAATGATCAAATGTGAAAACGCTTGCCCCCGTGGAAAGTTCGATGGGTGTTGCCACAAATGCCCGGAGTTCCACACTTGCCCTGATTCCTGTCAGGAAAACCCGAACGCCTGTGGTTCGGCCACCTTCGATGAAGAAACGGCCCTTCAGGAGTTCAAGAACACCCAGCTTGCCACCCTGAACGCCATTGCTTCCCTGACCGCCCACAAGAAGGCCATTGAGGATCAGGAAAAGGAAATGAAGGCCAAGCTGTATGAAGCAATGGTGAAGTTCGGCGTGGATAAGTTTGAATCCGATGTTCTGAACCTTACCCTTGTGAAGCCCACCAATGCCACCAGTATTGATTCCGCCAAGCTGAAGAAGAAATACCCGGACATTGCTTCCGAGTGTTCCAAGACCACCGCCAAGGCCGGTTATGTGAAGATCACCCTGAAGGGCGGTGGGCAGTAATGGAAGGTTTGACCCCGAAAGAAGCTGACGCTTGGGCAAGTGAAATGACCCGCATTGTTGGTGGCACCATTCATGAACTGATTGCGGCGGCTGATAAACACAATATTGACCGTGATTCCGCTGTTCAGTATTATTCCGATCTGTTTTCGGCTATGGCAAGTGTGGCAACCTTTGAACATTATGAAATGGACGGTGGGGCCGATGGCAAGGGATGAAGTGTGGGATGCCCTGAAAAATCATGCCAAACAGGTTCATTCAGAACGGGTTGCAAAGAACCCCGACCGGATCGCCTATGCCATTCAGCAGTTTGAAGCCCACGGCATTGAATACCAACTGAAAAATGAGCAAACAGGCCACTTCCATTGTTGGCGGAAGTCTGATGATAAACTGTTCCAATTCTACGCTGGAACGGGTAAAATTCAGGGCTTCACCCAAGTCAGAGGTATTCACAGCCTGATTCAGATGTTGGAGGGGTGAGCCGATGGCCGGTGAAAAGAACTTTGAAAACCGCCTGAAGGACTGGTTGGAATCTGAAGGCATTTACCCATTGGGCCACCCTGAAGATAAAATGACCGTTCCGCCTTGTGGCTTCTATGAAAAGCGTTGGGGTGGAAGCCGGTATGTGAAAAGCGGCCTTCCCGATATGCGGATCACCGTGAAGGGCATTGCCCTTGAAGTAGAGCTGAAGGCCACCAACGGAACCCCGTCAGAACTTCAGAAACGGAACCTGAAGCAAATCAACGGTTCCAATGGGTTTGGGTTCATCCTTTACCCGGAAGGCTTTGAAGCCTTCAAGACTATTGTGAAAGGGGTGAAACAATGCGAGTTTCCCACAGCCGGGTTGAAGTCTTTGATAGATGCCCATACAAATACCGCTTGCGATATGTGGAAGGGATAGACACGATCCCGAACACGGATGCAGACAACGCCCTGATCCTTGGCACCGCCCTTCACACCGGCATTGAAGAAGGGGTTGAACAAGCCCTTGACTTCTACAAGAACAGCTTCCCGGTTCTGACGGATGATCACATTCATGAAATGATGAAGCTGGAAGCAATGATCCCCAAGGCAAAGGCCATGTTGCCGCCCGGTGGTTCCTTTGAATTGCCCATTGGGAACGGCGATTTCATCGGCTTTATGGATTACCTGTGGCCCTGTGGTTGGGATTCCAGAACCAATGAAACCTTGTTTGATCTGTACGATTTCAAGTATTCCAACAACGCCAAGAACTACGCCGTTTCCGGTCAGCTTCACGAATACAAGTATTGGTATGAACTGACCCATCCCGGCCACCGGATTAGAAATATGTATTTCCTGATTGTTCCCAAGCCCAAGATCAGGCAGAAAAGCACCGAAACCCTTTCCCAATTCCGTGACCGCTTGCAAGCGGCCTTGAAAGATGCTGAACCAACGCTGATGCCGGTTCAGTACAACCCCATGAAGATTGTGGACTTCCTGACCGATGTGAAGCACATGGTTGAAGCCACAGACTTTCCCAAGAACCCAAACCATTTTTGTGGATGGTGTGAGTATGAAGAATATTGTCAGAAAGGATGGGATTATATGTTACTCCCCAAAAATGAACGGCGTAACCTGAACGCCACCAAAAAGAAGGTTGTATGGCTTTACGGCGCACCCTTCAGCGGCAAGACCTTCTTTGCCAATCAATTCCCTGATCCCCTGATGCTGAACACGGATGGCAACATCAAGTTTGTGGATGCCCCCTATATCGCCATTCGGGACACCGTGACGGTGGAAGGGCGGTTGACCAAGCGGTACTTGGCTTGGGAAGTCTTTGCTGATGCCGTGGCCGAGTTGGAGAAGAAACAGAACGACTTCAAAACCATTGTGGTTGACCTTCTGGAAGATACCTATGAGGCTTGCCGGGTGTATATCTGTGATCGGCAGGGCTGGAAGCATGAAAGTGATGATTCCTTCCGGGCGTGGGATATGGTTACTTCTGAATTCCTGAACACCATCAAGCGGCTGGTCAGTCTGGACTATGAAAACATCATCCTGATCAGCCATGAGGACAGAAGCCGGGATTTGACCCGCAAGAGCGGTGACAAGATCAGTTCTATTCGCCCGAACCTTCGGGAAAAGGTTGCCAATAAGGTTGCCGGTATGGTTGACCTTGTGGCCCGGATCGTGGCGGATGATAATGACCGGGTGCTTTCCTTCAAGACTTCTGAAGTGATCTTTGGCGGTGGGCGGCTGACCGTTCACAACAAGGAAATCCCGCTGGATTATGAAGCCTTCTGTGAAGTCTATGAGGAAGCCAACCAGAGGGCCGCAGGAGCCATGAAACACGGCGGCAATACCCCGGCAACCCCGGCACCTGAAACGGCTGACAGCGGCGAACAGCGGCCCAGCAGACGGGGAAGAAAGCCCAAAGCAGAAGAAGCCCCGGCCCCTGATCCTGAAGCGGTTGATGATCCCAATGGTACATTTACACCGGGCGGTGGTGAAGTGGATGATTCCGCCCCTGTGGAGCAGACAGAACCCGACACCACCAGCCTTCCCAAATGCCCGGATGGTGACCGGATTTTCCAGCAGAACCGGGACAACCCGGAAATCCCTCTTTGCCCCAGCATTGATGCCGCCCATTGTTGCCACAAGGAAGGCGGCCCCGATGCTTGCCCCCTGTGGGATCGCCCCAAGGCAGAGGAACCCGCACCCAAGATGGATGTGAACCCGCCCCGGCGTACCCGGAAGAAGCGTGATGCCTGATGAAGATTGATCCTTGTCCTTGTGTGATCAGTCTGAATGATGGTTCAGTTCACACACTGTTTGAATTCCGCCATTTCCTTGAACTGGTGGAAGATCGCATGGGCTATGATGCCGCAAAATGGTTAAGAACCCATGTGGAGCAAGCGGAAAAGGCCGCTGATTATACCAGCCGGAAGGTAAATACTGATTTGGTTGCCTTTGAATCCAGCTTGGACAGCAACCGCAGAGCCTTTCAGGATATTCAGACAGAAGCCGCCGCTATTATGGAAGTTCTTCAAGGGAACCGGGTGAACCGTCAAAAGATCGCCCATTCCGTGAAAGAAATCGGAAAGATTATTTCCAATCAGATTTAGGAGGTAAAGACCATGTGTGATTCCCTGAAGCAGTTCAAAGAGGAAATGGAAAAGCGGGGCCTTTTCCGCAAGATCACTGTTACCGCAAACCTGATCCCCCCCCGCCCGGTGCTGACCCGGATTTTCTGATTGCCCTTCATAAAATGGCCGCAAAGGAAGCGGTGATCATGTATGCCCAAAAGCATGATGATTTCTGTGAACTGATGGCGGAAGCGGCCACTGATCACCTGTTTGAAACCATCCTAACCGATGAACTGTTCAAGCCGGTGGAAGGGTTCACCCCTACTGACGAGGAACAGGCCACCTTCAAGAAGGCGGAAGCAACCGCCAAGGCAATGACCGGCCTGTTGGACATTCTGAAGCATATCTAAAATACATTTAGGAGGAAATTTATTATGGCTATCGACTTTGACAAGATTGATCGTACTGTTGATCTGAAGGGCCTTCAGGCCGATGTGGAGGAAGCCAAGAAGAACGGCGGCGGGGATTTCCCCACCATTCCCGCTGGTAAGTATGAAGCCCGTGTGGAGAGCATGGAAATCAAGGGAACCAAGGCAGACCCCAACCGCCCCATGCTGGCCGTGTCCTTTAAGATTCTGTCTGGCGAGTATAAGAACCAGCGCCTTTTCATGAACCGTGTCCTGTACGGCACCAAAAACGACAAGAACATGATCGCTTCCGCTATGGGCTTCCTTGAAAAGCTGGATTCCGGTGTTCCTGTCAGCTTCACCAGCTACAAGCAGTTTTCCCAGCTTGTTCTTGATGTGGCGGAAGCCATTGATGGAAACTTGGAGTATGCGGTGGACTACGATGATTCCCGCTTCAATTCCATCACCGTTGAAGAAGTTTTCGAGGTTGAAAACTGACCCAAAATTTTTTACAATGGAAGTGTCTTTTAGGACACGAACCATTTTTGAAAGTTCACTTTCAAGCCGGGGCGAAAGCCCCGGAATGGCCCCAAGTGAAAGCCTTCCCGTGGCGGGGCTGATAAGGCGGAAACGCTGACCGATTTCACAAAAGCTGAAAGGATGTGAGTTGATGATCTTCTATGATTTTGAGGTTTTCCGGTATAACTGGCTGGTTGTTCTGATCGACCTGAACGCCCGAAAAGAAACCGTGATTATCAACGATCCCGACAAGCTGAAACGCTTCTATGAGGAACACAAGGGTGTGATTTGGGCCGGTTACAATTCCCGGAACTATGATCAGTACATCCTGAAGGCCATTCTGTGTGGGTTTGATCCAAAGCCTGTGAATGATTGGATCATTGCAGAGAACAAACCCGGTTACAGATATTCAAGCCTGTTCAGGGAATACCCGCTGATCAATTATGATGTGATGCCGAACCCGCCAATCAGCCTGAAAGCGCTGGAAGCGTTCATGGGCCATTCCATTAAAGAAACTTCTGTTCCCTTCGACATTGACCGGCCTTTAACTGAAGCAGAGTTGGCCGAAACGGTCAAATATTGCCGCCATGATGTGGAACAGACGGTGGAAGTGTGGTTGCGGCGGAAGGAAGATGAATTTGATGCCCAAATGTCACTTGTGAAGGCGTTCCACCTTCCCATTTCTGACATTGGCCGCACCAAAGCACAGCTTTCCGCCAAAATCCTTGGGGCCGTTCAAAGGGAACACAATGATGAATTTGAAATTGAGTTCCCGCCCAGCTTGCGGATCGAAAAATACACGGAAGTTTTGAATTGGTACAAGAACCCCTTGAACCGTGATTATTCCAAAACCCTTGAACTGGATGTGGCCGGGGTTCCCCATGTGTTCGCTTGGGGTGGCCTTCACGGGGCCATTCCCAAATATCACGGGGAAGGTTGGTTTGTCAATGTGGATGTGGCTTCCTATTACCCGTCTTTGATGCTGGTTTATAAGTGGCTTTCCCGTAATGTTCACGATCCTTCCAAGTATGCGGAAATCTATCACACCCGCCTGAAGCTGAAGGCGGAGAAGAACCCCATGCAACAGCCTTACAAGATTGTTCTGAACAGCACCTATGGCGCTATGAAGGATAAGCACAATGCCATGTATGACCCCCGGCAAGCCAACAATGTTTGTGTGGGCGGTCAGCTTCTTCTTCTGGATTTGATTGAACGGCTGGAAGATCATTGTGAAATCATCCAGAGCAACACGGATGGTATTTTGGTCAAACTTCGCCGGTATGAAGATTTTGAAATGCTGGACGATCTGTGTTGGGAGTGGGAGCAAAGAACCGGGATGCGCCTTGAATTTGATGAATTTCAAAAGGTGTATCAGAAGGATGTGAACAATTACATCATTGTTCCTTCCGGGCCGCTTCGTGATGAAAAAGGGAAACCCCGCTGGAAGTGCAAGGGTGCCTATGTCAAAAAGCTGTCTGATCTGGATTATGACCTTCCCATTGTCAACCGGGCCATTGTGAACTATTTCCTTCATGGGATCAGCCCGGAAACAACCATCATGGAATGTTCCAATCTTCGAGATTTTCAGAAGGTTGTGAAGGTGTCCAGCAAGTATAAATATGCCCTTTATTCCCCGGTGATTACGGAAGCCAAGATCAGGGATGAAAAAGGCCGTTCCAAGAAAATCACCCGCTTCAGCGGCGGTGAGGTTCAGACGGATAAAACCTTCCGGGTGTTCGCTTCCAAGGATCAGAGCAAGGGCGGAATCTTCAAGGTTTCCGGGAAAATCGTCAAGGGCCGGGAAAAGAACCCTGAAAAGTTCGGCAACACCCCGGATCATTGTTTTTTCATCAATGATGATGTGACCAACCTTCCTATCCCGGATGAACTGGACAAGCAATATTACATTGATGTTGCTTGGGATCGGTTGAAAGATTTCGGGGTGGAACGATGAACAATAAAACCTTTCGGGGGGGGGAGCGTTGAAGCATGGAACTGTTTAGGGGCTATGTGCCTACCAGAAATAAACAATGCCTTGAAAAATTCAAAGGCGTTGAAAAACTGAAAACCCGTTCAGAAGTCCAAGACCTTGATGAATACGCTGGTATTCTTGGAGAAGAAACCATCCTGATTGATGTGGACGATGCGGAAACATCTGAACTTTTGTTCAGAATTGTTCAGGATTTAGAACTGAAGTGCAGAGTGTACGCCACCACACGGGGAAAACACTTCTTGTTCAAGAACTGTGGTGTTAAAAAAAGCTGGACGAAATGCACCTTGGCCGTGGGTATCACCACGGATGGAAAGGTTGGAGCCAATAACAGCTATGAAATCTTGAAGTCCGGTGGCGTGGAACGGCCCATTCTGTATGACTTCCCTGAAGGGGAGATTCAGGAACTTCCCAAGTGGCTGACCCCGGTGAAAAGCAACTATGATTTTCCGAACCTTGGGGAAGGTGATGGGCGGAACCAAACCCTGTTCAACTACATTCTGACCCTTCAGAGTGACGATTTCACCAAGGAAGAAGCCCGTGAATGTATCAGGCTGATTAACCGTTATGTGCTGAAGAAGCCCCTTTCCGACAAGGAACTTGATGTGATCCTTCGGGATGATGCCTTCAAGAAAACATCCTTCTTCCGGGATAAAACCTTCCTGTTTGATAAGTTCGCCACCTACCTGAAGAACAACAACCATATTGTGAAGATCAATAACCAGCTTCACATTTACAAGGATGGTATCTATGTTTCCGGTGCCGGTGAGATTGAAGGGGCCATGATCAAGCTGATCAGCAACCTGAAACGGGCGTGGCGTTCGGAAGTCCTGTCCTATCTGGAAATCATGATTGAGGAAAACACCAAGGCCACCAACCCGAATATCATTGCTTTCAGCAACGGCCTTTACAATATCCGGGATGGTTCTTTCAAAGAGTTCACCCCGGATGTAGTCATTACAAACAAAATCCCGTGGCCGTACAACCCCGCCGCCCATGATGATCTGTTGGATCATACCCTGAACCGGTTGGCCTGTGATGATCCTGAAGTTCGGGCCTTGCTGGAAGAAATGGTGGGCTATTGTATGTACCGCCGCAACGAACTTGGCAAAGCCTTCATTCTGATTGGCGATAAGAGCAACGGCAAATCCACCTTTCTTCATGTGGTGAAGAACCTTCTTGGGGATCAGAACATTGCTTCCCTTGACCTGAAGGAATTGGGCGATAGGTTCAAAACCGCTGAACTGTTCGGCAAGCTGGCGAACATCGGTGATGATATTGGTGATGAATTTATTGCCAATGCTTCCGTGTTCAAGAAGCTGGTCACAGGTGATCGGGTGAATGTAGAGCGCAAAGGCCAAGATCCATTTGAGTTCAACAATTATTCCAAGTTCCTGTTCAGCGCCAACAATATTCCCCGTATCAAGGATAAAACCGGAGCCGTTCAGCGGCGTTTGGTGATTGTTCCCTTCGATGCCAAGTTCACCCCCAATGATGCTGACTTCCGCCCGTTCATCAAGGATGAACTGTGTGAACAGGGTTCTATGGAATATCTGGCCTTGCTTGGCCTTCAGGGGTTGAAGCGGGTTCTTGGGAACGCACAGTTCACCACTTCCAGCAGAGTTCAGGGGCAGTTGGACGAATATGAGGAAAACAACAACCCCATTATTGGGTTCATCAATGAAGTGGGCCTTGACGGGATTGAAAATGAAGCCACCGATTCCGTGTATCGCCGGTATAAGGAATATTGCATTGCAAACAACTTCCAAGCCCTTTCCAAGATTGAGTTTTCCCGGCAGATCACAAAACGCTGTGGCTTCACAACGGTTCCAAAGTGGATCAGAAACCGGAAAACCCGTGTATTTGTGAAAGGCGGTGACACAGAATGAGTGGTTCCAAGAAGGTGTTCACCACATTAGGCAGTTCCAACCATGTTCCTGAAGAACGAGAAGCATTTGATTACTACGCCACCGATCCAAGGGCCGTGGAAATGCTTCTGGAACTGGAACAGTTTTCCCCGGTCATTTGGGAACCGGCCTGTGGTGAAGGCCACATTTCCAAGGTACTTCAAGCCCACGGTTATGAAGTCATTTCAACCGATCTGATTTACCGGGGCTTCGGTGATCCTGAACCGCTGGATTTCCTGAAGGAAACTCTGGACGATTTTGAAGGCGATATAATCACAAACCCGCCATATTCAATGGGGCTTGAATTTGTTCAAAGGGCGCTTGAAAGCGTCCGCCCCGGTGGGAAAGTGGCTATGTTCCTGAAGGTTCAGTTCTTGGAGGGGCAAAAACGGGGTGAGTTCTTCAGGCATACCCCCCCCGAAAGGTTTATATCAGCCGTTCCCGGCTGGCCTGTTATAAAAATGGTGATATGACCGGGAAACCGGAAAGCGCCATTGCCTATGCGTGGTATGTGTGGGAAAAGGGCTTCACCGGTGATCCGGTGATCAAATGGTTCAACTGAGAGAAAGGATGATTTCAATGTTACCTAAAACCAAAACGGAACGCCATGCCGATATTTGCAAGGAAATCAATGCCTTGTATGCCATGAAGAATCATGACTATGGCGATAGCTTTCACCAGACCTTCACAGAAGAAGGAATGGCAATGCCCCGGATCAGGCTTGGGGATAAGCTGGCCCGGTTCAAGAGCCTGACCAAATCCGGGATTCAGGAAGTAAAGGATGAATCTATCCGTGATACCCTGATTGACCTTGCCAATTACGCCATTATGACCGTTCTTGAATTGGATGATCAGAAAGCGGAGGAACACGCCGATGAACGCTAACCGTTATATGCGGGATTCCTTGCGAACCGCTGACCGTTCCAACATGGATCGGCTGAAGCTGGAATGTGCCTTGGGCCTTTGCGGTGAAGCCGGTGAAGTGGCCGAACAGGTGAAGAAACATTTCTTCCACGGCCATGAACTGGATAAGCGCCACATGATTGAAGAACTTGGTGATGTGGCTTGGTATTTGGCCGTTCTGTGTGATGCCATTGGTTCTGACCTTGATACGGTCATGGAAGAAAACTTGAAAAAGCTGGAACAGCGTTACCCTGAAGGGTTCGATCCTTACCGGTCACAGCACCGGAACGAATTGGGAGGTTGAAGAAAATGAAAATTATCAAGCCTGATGTGCAGTTCATCACCCCGATTGATGGGGCCACCATTCTGAAGCGGCTGGAACAATGTGGCCGTGTCTGCTACAAGTCCGAGGACAAAATCACGGAAGGTTCCGCTGAACTGTTCATTGCCGGGATCATCAAGCGTGGGCATGAAGCGGTTTTGGAACATTGTTCCTTCACGGTGAAGTTCATTTGTGATCGTGGGGTTTCTCATGAGATCGTCCGCCACCGGATGGCTTCTTACTGTCAGGAATCCACCCGCTATTGCAACTACGGCAAGGGCAAGTTCGGTGAGGAAATCACGGTGATTGAACCTTGCTTCTGGCCTGAAGGTTCTGATTTGTATTGGTCATGGAAAAACGCTTGTCTGATCTCTGAACAATGTTATTTTTCTTTGTTGAAATCAGGAGCCACTCCGCAGGAAGCCCGTTCCGTTCTACCCAACAGCCTGAAAACGGAAGTGGTTATGACGGCCAACATTCGGGAATGGCGGCATTTCCTGAAGTTGCGGTGTTCGCCCGCCGCACATCCGCAGATGCGGGAAGTGGCCTTGATTCTGTTAGAGAAAGTTAATTGGCTAATCCCTGTGTGCTTCGATGATATTTGGAGTGAATACCATGCCGATGTTTAAGAAGTCCGGTGGCAAAATCTTTGGCGTTCAGTTCAACAAAGCTGAAGAAAAGGCCCTGAACCAAGCAATCAATGAACAGATTGTGGCGAATGACCGGGCTTTCGACATGGATAAGGAATCATCCATTCTGTGGATGCTTCACACCCAATTTGGCTTTGGCCCCAAGCACCTGAAGCTGGCATGGAAGCTGTTCTATGCCGAAACCCTGAAGCTACGGGAATATTACCTGATGGATCAGGAAGATGATGGGTGGCTTGCCCGTCAAAAGCTGAAGGACATTGGGTGTGATATTGAAGAATGGTACAGAGAAGAAGGAGGGAAAACCGATGCCTAAACCTTGGGAAAATGCTGAAGGCTATCACGATCCGACAGCCTACCACGGCACAAAGAATATCATCCGTGACGAGGATGAACAGCAGAAGCGGGTGAACACCCTGATCTTTGTCCTGAAGTACATCACCCGTTTGGCGGGGTTTGAACTTCTGAACCGCATTGAAATCAAAGACCGTAAGACCGGGAGGGAATACAGATGATGAATAAGCCTTGCCCTTTCTGTGGCGGAGAACCCTTTTTCATGGATAATGATGGGTGGTATTGGGTTCGTTGCAGAAAATGTGGGGTTGAAACACCCGGATCAGATATAAAAGAAATAGCGGAAAATCAATGGAATAGGCGGGTGAAACACCGATGAAGAAAATGCTGGTGGTGCTGACCCTTGTGCTGTTGCTTATGGCCGTGGCCGAGTATTTCAGCATTGATCCCGTTTGGTTCCTGATTGTCTGGTATCTTTCAGACAATATTTCCGCCTGAACAGGTGCTTCTTCAGTAGGGGTTGGAACAGCATGTGGAACAGGTATGGAATAGATGTTTTTTCTATATCTGTTCCGCACGAAAAACCTTGATTTTCAAGACTTTTTCAGTTGTTTTCAGAGAACGGAACAGATGGAACAGATGTAAATATACTTTCTTCTTATAAAGAAAAAAATATATAAGAAATGTGTATATAAGAAACTGCCCGTTTTATCTGTTCCATGCGTTCCAAACCCTTGAAACCCCTTGATTTTTCGGCATTTATCCACGGTACAGATGCAATGAAAACGGAACAGACTACCCCAGAAAGGATGTGTTACATAGTGAATGACAAAGACCTTTCCCAACAGGCCAAGGATTTTCTGAACCAAATCAGCCGCCTTGATGCCTTGATCAATAGGCTTTTGAACACGGTTGCAACAGAGAGTTCCCGGTTGACTTCCATCGGGTGTGAACTGAAACAGGACAAGGTTCAGACTTCAGGCCCCAAGAACAGCCTTGAAGAAACGATCTGCAAAATTGATGAACTTGAAAGAACCATCAACGCCCGGATTGATGAACTTGTTGATCTGAAGAACGCCACCCTGAAGGCAATTCAGATCCTTCCTGACTTCGATCAGCAAAATGTTCTGATTGCCCGATACATTGACGGGAAGAAATGGCTTGATATTGCCTTTGACCTTAACTTTTCAATTTCACAGGTTTACAAGATTCACGGGAAGGCCCTGATTTCTTTTTCTGAAAAGAACCCTAACCTTTTATTATCGCTTGAACAGTAGTGTAAAATCGTATCTTTGAGAAAACAGGATAGGATTTTACAGTATCAAGTGTGAGAAAATAATACCGTAAAAATGCACCCCTTATAGGGGTGCATTTCACTTTTTTAGGAAAGGGGTGAATACCTGTGACACCAAGACAGCGGAAGTTCTGTGATGAATACCTGATCAGCGGCAATGCTACGGATGCGGCAATCAAGGCGGGGTATTCGCCCAAGACCGCAAAGCAGACGGGTTCTGAAAACCTTGCAAAACCTGACTTGAAAGCGTACATCGAAACCGAACTTGAAAAACTTCATTCGGCCAAGATCGCTGATGCTGAAGAAGTCATGAAATACCTGACTTCGGTAATGCGGGGTGAACATACTGAAGAAATCCCGATCCTGTGCGGTGACGGTTGCCAAGAGTTGACGCAGAAAGAGGTTGGAGCCAAGGAAAGGCTGAAGGCCGCTGAACTGATCGGCAAGCGTTATGGTATGTTCACGGACAAGGTAGGTGTGGAAGGGGCCGTTCCGGTGATTATCACGGGGGATGATCAACTTGAAGATTAGCCCACAGGCCAAGCGGGTTCACCTTCCTGAAGTGGTTGGCAAGGGTTACGGAACCTTCTGGAACTTCAAAGGCCGTTACCGAGTGTGTAAGGGAAGCCGTGCTTCCAAGAAATCCAAGACCACGGCCCTGAACATCATCAAACGGATGATGCAATACCCGGAAGCCAATACCCTTGTGGTTCGCAAGGTGTTCAGAACCTTGAAAGATTCCTGTTTCACCGAACTGAAATGGGCAATCAACCGCCTTGGGGTTTCAGCCTATTGGGAAATCAAAGAAAGCCCCCTTGAAATGACCTACCTTCCCACCGGTCAGAAGATTTACTTTCGGGGCCTTGATGATCCCCTGAAGGTTACTTCAATTACGGTTGAAATAGGGTTTCTGTGCTGGTGCTGGATTGAAGAAGCATACGAAATCATGAATGAAGCTGATTTTGATATGCTGGATGAATCCATCCGTGGTGCTATCCCAGAAGAAACCGGCCTGTTCAAGCAAATCACGCTGACATTCAACCCGTGGAACGAAAAGCATTGGATCAGGAAACGCTTCTTCGGGGAGATCACCGGCAAGGATGCCCAAGGGAACCCCACATACAAGTTCCATGATAGCTGGATCAGCCCGGATGGGCAGATTTACGCCACAACCACCAATTACCTGTGTAATGAATGGCTGGACACGGCGGATTTGAAGGTGTTCAACACCATGAAGGAAAACAACCCCCGCCGCTACAAGGTGGCTGGCCTTGGGGGTTGGGGCATTGTGGATGGCCTGATTTTCGATAATTGGCGGGAAGAAGCCTTTGATTATCTGGCTATTTCCAAGAAGCCTGATGTGAAAAGCGCCTTCGGCCTTGACTTCGGTTATACCAACGATCCCACGGCCCTGTTCTGTGGGCTGGTGAGTGAGAAGGAAAGAACCATTTGGGTTTTTGATGAACTGTATGAAAAGGCCCTAACGAACCGGGCAATCTGTGACCGGATCACCGGCATGGGCTACGGTAAGGAACGGATCAAGGCCGATTGTGCAGAACCCAAGAGCATTGATGAATTGCGGGATGCTGGCCTTCATCGTATCAGAGCCGCCCGGAAGGGCAAGGACAGCGTGAACAACGGAATCCAGTACATTCAGGGTTACACCATCATTGTTCATCCCCGATGCGTGAACTTCATCACAGAGATTTCAAACTACACATGGGCAGAAGATAAGTTCGGGGCCAAGATCAATGTTCCCATTGATGATTTCAACCACCTTATGGACGCTATGCGTTACGGGCTGGAAGATATGTTGGTTGGCCCCGCCTTCAGCTTCGACTAACAACATGATAGTAACAAAACACACGAAAAACGAACGGTTTCCGTGTGTTTGCGTTTATTAAGCAATGAAGAAAGGCGGTAAGTGAATATGTTTCTGGATAACGCTATGGAGCGTATCAACCGCCTGATCCTTCAGGGTGGGCGAACCGGCATGACTGAAAATCAGTTCTTCGCCGCTGAAATCAAGGAATGGAAGAATAGTCAGCGCCGCAAGGATCAGGTTATAGGTGATCTGTACTATGAAGGACAGCATGACATTCTTCAGCGTCAGCGCACAATCATTGGTGAAAACGGTCAACTTCAGGTGGTGACGAACCTTCCGAACAACCGCCTGATTGATAACCAATATGCCCTGATGGTGGATCAGAAAACCAACTACCTTGTGGGCAAGCCCTTCACCCTGAACTGTCAGGATAAGGGTTACACGGATGCTTTGGGCAAGGTTTTCAACAAACGGTTTTACCGGCTTCTGAAATATGTTTGTGAAGATGCCCTGAACGGTGGCCTTGGTTGGCTTTATCCTTACTACAATGAAGCTGGTGAATTGTCCTTCAAGCATTTCCCGGCCTATGACATTCTTCCTTTTTGGGCTGACGATGATCACACCATCCTTGATTGTGCGATTCGTTACTACACCCAAGAAGTGTGGAACGGCTACCAGAAGGAAAAGGTGGAGAAGGTGGAAATCTTCAAAGCCGATGGCATTTACCGGTATATCTATCAAAATGATATGCTGATTGCCGATGTGGAAGCCGGTGAACACGAAAACTATTTCATGGTTGAGGAAGAAGGCCAAGAACCCAAGGGGTTCAACTGGACAAGGATTCCGCTGGTTCCCTTCAAGTATAACAAACAGGAAATCCCCCTGATCCGCCGTGTGAAAACCCTTCAGGACGGAATCAACACCATGATTTCCGACTTTGAAAACAATATGCAAGAGGACGCACGGAACACCATTCTGGTTCTGAAGAACTATGATGGTGAAAATCTTGGTGAGTTCCGCCACAACCTTTCCACCTATGGAGCCGTGAAGGTTCGTGAGGATGGCGGGGTTGAAACCCTTCAGGTTGAAATCAATGCAGAGAACTACAAGGGCATTTTGGAACTTCTGAAGAAGTCCTTGATTGAAAATGCCCGTGGTTACGATGCCAAGGATGATCGTTTGAGTGGCAACCCCAATCAAATGAACATTCAATCCATGTATTCTGACATTGACCTTGACGCAAACGGCATGGAAACCGAGTTCCAAGCGGCCTTTGAAGAACTGTTGTGGTTCATCAATCAGGATTTCAGCAACAGGGGCTTGGGCGATTATGAAGGCGCTGAACTTCAGATCGTGTTCAACCGTGACATTCTAATCAATGAAACGGAATCCATTGAAAACTGTTCCAAGTCCATTGGTATTCTGTCCACGGAAACCATTGTGGAACAGCATCCGTGGGTTACGGATGTTGAAGTGGAGCTGGCCCGGTTGCGTAAGGAAAAGGATGAAGCAATGGAACAAGCGCAGGAATACGCCGGGGCCTTCCAGACCGGCAACCAGAACAAAGGTGACAATGGCGAGGGTGAATAACCCCCGCCGTTTCACAATATATGCCGGGGTAGACCTTGAGTGTGGCGGGGTGCTATTACTCCTACCCGCCAAAGGGTGAAATTCCCTTCCCCGGCCCATCATGGCCCGTTAGTCAAGTGGTTAAGACACCGCCCTTTCACGGCGGTAACGCCGGTTCGATCCCGGCACGGGCTACCAAGGCCACAAAGGAAGGAACCAAAATTCAGCAAGGCGCAAGCCCCTATGAAGAAACAGCGTGGCCTAATAAGCTGAAGTGGATGGAATAGGCAGACACGGCGGATTCAAAATCCGTTGCCGCAAGGCGTGTGGGTTCAAATCCCACCTTCAGCACCATTTTTCAGGATTGGAGGAACGGCCCATGAGAAATGCGGATTATTGGCGTGGGCGGTTTTCCATCTTGGAGGACAGCGCCCACAGAGAAGCCCAAAAGACCATTCAGGACATGGAAGAACTGTATCTGGATGCACAGCGTTCCGTTCAGAAGGAAATTGAAAGCTGGTATGCCCGTTTTGCGGTGAACAACCAAATCAGCCTGACCGATGCCCGGAAATGGCTGACTGCTGGACAGCTTGAAGAATTTCATTGGAGCGTTGAACAGTATATCAAGATCGGTGAACAGGCCGGGTTGGATGCGGCATGGCTGAAGAAGCTGGAAAATGCGTCCGCCCGGTTCCACATTTCCCGCCTTGAAGCTGTTCAGACAGGTATTCAGCAACAGCTTGAATTGCTATATGGCAATCAGGTTGATAGTCTGGATGCCCTGTTGAAGAAGGTTGTGGGCAATGGCTACACCCACACGGCTTTTGAGGTTCAGAAGGGTGTGGGCCTTGGTTGGGATATTACCGGGCTGGATCAGAAGAAACTTGAAACATTGCTTTCAAAGCCTTGGACAACGGACGGGCGAACCTTTAGTGATCGTATTTGGTTCAAGAAGCAAGAACTGGTCGATAGCCTTCAAAAAGAATTGGTTCAGGGCCTTCTTCGTGGTGACAGCCCCCAAAAAATCACGGATGCCATTCAGAAGAAGTTCAAAGTTTCCCGGTACCAAGCCGCACGACTTGTAAATACGGAAACAAGCTATTTCAACGCCCTTGCCGCAAAAGAGACCTATAAGGAATTGGGCGTTAAGAATGTGGAGATTTTGGAAACGCTGGATTCCATCACCTGTGCATTTTGTGCAAGTATGGATCGAAAAGTGGTTCCCATGTCGGAGTTTCAACCGGGTGTTACCGTTCCCCCGTTTCATCCACATTGCCGAGGAACTACGGTTCCCGCCATTGATGAAAAATATATGGGTGAAAGAGCCGCAAGGGATCAGGATGGAAAAGTTTACTATGTCCCCGGTAATATGAGTTATTCCGAATGGAAGAAAACTTTTGTGGACAACGGTTCCAAAGATGGGTTGACCCTTGCAACCATCGGGAGTATAATTAAAAATACAGTTTCGATGGTAAAAAGCGAGGGTTCCAATGTGCAGACGGTAGGCCGCATTGATATAGAAAAATACCGTTGCATTACGGACGAGATCGCCACCGATGAAGTGATTATCACCCCGGAACGGATTCAGCATATTGAAGAACGCCACCCCGGAGATTACGAACAGTTCGTTAAGTATGTTGCGGATATTCTGGAAAACCCGGATTACATCTTGGAAGCAAACAAGCCTAATACCGGTGTGATTCTGAAAGAAATTGAAGAAAATGGCGAAAAGTTCAAAGTGATTCTACGGGTAAAGGTAGAGAGTGACCCCGCTGAATATCGAAACTCCATCTTGTCCTTCTGGCAAATTGGTGAAACCACATGGAAGAAGAATGTGAAGAACAAGAAAATCCTTTACAAGCGGGAATAATACTGTTATACTTTAGATAGGATAAGAACGGGCTTTGAGGTGGAAAAAGCGTTCCCATACGCCACACGCCTTTTGGTAGTGGGCAAAAGAGATGCCGGGAGTGACGCTCCGGCCAAAGTCCAATCTTCAAGGGAACAGGTGCAAACCTGTTCCCTTCTTCTATGTGCTGAAAAAAAATTGAAAAACCCTCTTGACTTTTCTGTTGCTACAATATATAATTGTTGTAGCAACAGAAAAGAAGGTGAATAAATGGTTGCTAAAAAAGGCCGTCCTGTTTCAGAGAACCCCAAAGATTATATGCTTCGGGTGAGGATGGATGAACAGACTTTGCAACAGCTTGATGAATGTTGTGAAGCTGAAAATCTTTCTCGATCTGAAGTAGTAAGGAAGGGGATTCAGGAACAGCATAGCAAACTAAAGAAATAGGGTGTCGGCTACCCGCTAAAGTACACCAACACCCTAAACCACCAGAGGTTTCCCAACTGGATAAATCCATTCTATCACAGTTGGGAACTTCTATCAAGTGAAAATTGATGGAGGTTTAACATGGAAAAATTGATCAAGAGCATTGAAGGCGTACACCCCGGTAAGTATGACCTTCGCAGGAATGAACTGGATGAACTCTATGACGCATATCATCACGACACTTTCAAGCTGATTGCCGTGGTGTTCAAGCTGGGCTTTGCCCGTGGACAGAAGGCGGTGAAGAAGGCATGAATGAACTTCAGGTATTCACCAACCCCGAATTTGGACAGGTGCGAACCGTGACCATTGAGGAAGAACCGTGGTTCGTGGGCAAGGATGTGGCGGTTGCCTTGGGGTATGAATCGCCACGGGCGGCAGTCAGCAAGAAGGTTGACCCGGAAGATAAAGGCGTTTCCGAAATGGAAACACCTTCAGGGAAGCAGCAAATGGCCATCATCAACGAATCCGGTTTGTATGCCCTGATCTTCGGAAGCAAGCTGGAAAGCGCCAAACGCTTCAAACATTGGGTGACGCATGATGTTCTACCCGCAATCCGCAAAACCGGAAGTTATTCCATCATCCCGAAAGCAAGAGCCTTGACCACAGACGATTACATGAAAGCGGCACAGTTGGCCGCTACTTGTCGGAATGAACGGCTTCCCTATGTGCTTGGATTTCTGGAACAGGCCGGGTTCTCCATCCCGGAAGTGACCACCCCAGCCCCGGCCTTGGATGGGCCGGTTGACTGTACGGAGATTCAGCGGCTAATGGATGAACGGGGCATTTCCGTAACGGAACTTTCCAAGCTGACGAACATTTGCAAAGCGTCTTTGAGTTATTACAAACGGGGCATTTACAAGCCGAACCGTGAACGCTATCGCATTATCATTGACGCATTAACTTAATTGATGATTTGACCACCCCGGCCTTCTGGCCGGTGGTGGTTTTTTCATACCATTTTCGCCGTTTCCCGGTGGTGGGCGGTAAACAGAACCGGGAAAATCGTGGTTCCTAACCCACGGTAAAAAAGGATTTTGGAGGTAACAACAATGACTAAAGAAAAGCTGTTGGAATGGGGCCTGACTGAAGAACAGGCCACAAAGGTTATGGAGGGCTTGAACGGTTCCTTCGTCACCAAGGCCCGGTTCAATGAGGTCAACACCGAACTGACCACCGCCAAGAACACCATCAAAGAGCGTGACACCCAGCTTGAAACGCTGAAGAAGGCTTCTGGTGACACCAAGGCCCTTCAGGATCAGATCACACAGCTTCAGGCCGATAACAAGAAGAAGGACACGGATCACGCCGCTGAACTGAAGAACCTGAAAATCAGCAATGCGGTTGAACTGGCCCTGACCGGCGCAAAGGCCAAGAACAACACCGCTGTTAAGGCGCTGTTGGTTGATTTCATCGGTAAGGCTGAATTGGCGGAGGATGGAACCGTCAAGGGCCTTGATGATGAAGTCAAGAAGCTGGTGGAAGGCAAGGACACGGCTTTTCTTTTTGAGAAGTCCACCGGCACCAAGTTCAAGGGGGCCAAATCCGCTGAAAAGGGTGATGGTGCCGGTTCTGAAGGCGGCATGACCCTTGAAAAGCTGAAAGCCATGAACCCCTTGGATCGCTACAACTATTCCGTCAATCATCCTGACGAATACAAAGAACTTTATGGAGGTAATGAGTAATGGCAAATACTACTTACGATAATTTCTATCTGTCCAACGAAATTGAAGATCAGTACCAGAGCCACCTGAATCTTCAGCAGTTTTGCACTATCGACAACAACCTGACCGGTGTTGCCGGTATGGTTCGCAAGATTCACAAGTACAAGGCCACCGATGGCACCGAGAAGCTGACCATGGGCAACGGCAACACCAAGACCATTGAAGCCGGTTACACCGAGAAGGAATACCGTATTCAGATGGCCCAGAACCGCTTCCAGTATTACGATGAAGAAGCCATGACCGATCCCACGGTTATCACCACCGGCACCCGTCACGCTGGTACTGATATGTTCAACACCGTCAATGCTGACATTTTCAGCGCCTTCAACGAGGCCACCATGACCATCGTGACCACCGCCCTTGGCTTTGATGCCTTTGTGGATGGTGCGGCCATGCTGAATCTGGAAAACCTTGAAGGTGTGACCATCTTCGGCTTCGTCAACCCCGCTGATATGGCGAAACTTCGTAAGGCCCTGAAGGACGATCTGAAGTATGTGGAAGCATACGCCAAGCAGGGCTATGTTGGTACCGTGGGCGGTATCAACATCTACACCAAGAAGAACGCCGAAACCGGCAAGGTGGTTATTGCCACCAAGGAAGCTGTTACCCTGTTCAACAAGAAGGGTACGGAAGTGGAACAGGAGCGTGAAGGCAACATCCGCCGCAACACGGTTTATTCCCGCAAGTATTACCTTGCGGCCATGACCAATGAAGCCAAGGCGGTGAAGATCATCACCGGTTCCGCCGCTGTCACCGCTGACACCACGGTTTCCAGCGACAAGACTTATTACGCCGCTTCCGGTATCGGCTATGTGAAGGTCACGCCCGGTTCCGGTGACAACCCCAAGACCAAGGGTTGGTACGAAATCACGGCGGCGTAAGAAAGGCGGTGAACCCCGTTGCGTGATAAAGCGGTTGCAATGCTAACGGCCCTTGGCGTGGCGGGGGCCGCTGATGATCCGTTGTTGGATATTGTCTTGAACAATGTTCAATGGCGGATCAAAAACCTTTCCAACCTTTCCGAAATCCCGGAGGGGTTGGAAAGTCTGGCCGTTTCTATGGCCGTGGGCGAATACCTGAACATGAAGAAGTGTTCTGGACAGCTTGAAGGGTTTGATTTGGATGCGGCGGTGAAATCCATTCAGGAAGGTGACACCAACATTACCTTTTCCCTTGGTGAAGGTAGTTCAACCCCTGAACAGAGGTTGAACAGCCTGATTGATTATCTGATCAACGGGCGCATTGGTGAAATCTACCGTTATAGGCGGTTGGTATGGTAAATAAGGCCGTGCGAACCGCCTTGGAACGGTTGTGGAAGGATCGGTGTTCTATCTTCATCCGTGAGGAAGTCACCGATCCTGTCACCCACCTGACGGATTCTGAAGAAAAGCCGCTTCTTCAGGATCAGCCGTGCAAGCTGTCTTTTGAAACATTAACTTCAACCAATGGGGATGAAGTGGCAACCGCCCAACAGGTGGTGAAGCTGTTCCTTTCCCCGGATGTGAAGGTTCCCGCAGGATGCAAGATCATTGTCACCCGGCCAAACGATGTGGAACGAACCTTCACCTATTCTCGTTCCGGTGAACCGGGTGTTTTCTCCAACCATCAAGAAATCATGCTTGAACCCTTCAGGGGGTGGGCTTGATGGGAAGATGGGGCCGATGTGATTACCGGGAATTGAAGAAGCTGGATGAACGCCTTCAACAGCTTTCGGAAGTTGACATGGATCGGCTTTGCCGGGATGCCGCCAAGAAGATTGCCCAAATCCTTCTGAATAAGGTGAAGAAAAGAACCCCCGTTGGTGTGGTTCCGCCGTATGCCACGGATGAAGCCAAGGAAGAATATTGGGCCGGGTATCGGGGCGGTTCCTTGCGGGATGCTTGGACGATTCTTCCCATTGAAAAACATGGGGATCAGTATACCGTGACCGTTATCAACAATTTGGAATATGCGTCCTATGTGGAATACGGCCACCGGCAAACACCGGGGCGCTATGTTCCCGCCTTGGGAAAGACCCTGAAGGCAAGTTGGGTTCCGGGCAAACTGATGCTGACCATTTCCGAACAGGAAGTAAAGGTTTTGGTTCCGTCCATTCTGAATGATATGTTGTATGACGCTTTGAAGGGGGTGTTCAGTTGATCAATGAAATCATCAAAGGTGTTTCCATGAAGCTGAACGCCACCTTTGGGGCCGGGTACAAAATCTATCAGAATGATGTGGAACAGGGCTTCAAGGAACCCTGTTTTTTCATTGCTGTCCTGAAGCCTGACATTTCCCCGTTGCAGAAGAACCGATTCATGAACCGGAACCCGCTGGATGTTCACTATTTCCCAACCAGCGGGAGAAACAACGCTGAACTGTTCGCTATGGCCGGGGATTTGATGGAATGTTTGGAGTTCATCACCCTTCCCAATGGGGATGTGCTTCACGGAACTTCCATGAGTTATGAAGTGCAAGACGGGGTTCTTCACTTCTTCGTGAACTACAATTTGACACTTCGCAGAGAAACCGAGGAAACCGCAATGGAAACCTTGGAAACTACTGTGGAGCCAAAGAAAGGGTGATTGAATGGCTACCAGAAAGAAAGCCGCCACCGCACAGGAACCGACCATCACGGCCCCGGTGGTATTCCCCAAAGAACGGGTGTTGACCTTCAGGCGCTACGCTGACCGGCGTGATCTTCTGTCTGTCCTTTTGGAAGATGGGAAGGAATACACCTTCGATCAGATTGATGGGCTGATCAATGACTTTATGAAAGGTAAGGTGAAATAATATGGCCCTTGGCGGCGGCACCTTCTTGGTGCAGAACAAGGTTCTGCCCGGTGCATATATCAACATCATTTCTGTGGCGCAGGCAAGCGCCACCCTTTCTGACCGTGGCATTGTCACCATCCCCCTTGCTATGAATTGGGGGCCTGAAGGCAAGATTTTCACGGTGGAACAGGCTGACTTTATCAAGAACAGTCAGAAAATTTTCGGCTATGCGTACACGGCGGATGAACTGAAGCCTATGCGTGAAATCTTCCTTCACACCAAAACCGTTCATTTCTTCCGCCTTGGCACCAGCGGCGTGAAGGCGGCTAACACCTACGCAACGGCCAAATACCCCGGCACCCGTGGTAATGATCTTCGTACCGTTATCACGGCGAATGAAAACACCACAGAACAGAAGCCGCTGTTCGATGTGGCAACCTTCTTGGGAACCGTTCAGGTTGATCTTCAGGAAGGTGTGGCCGCTATCACCGATCTGAAGGCCAATGCCTATGTGGATTGGAAGTCCAGCGGAACCCTTTCTTTGACCGCGTCCTTGCCCCTGACGGGCGGCACCAATGGCACCGTGGCCGATTCCGACTATCAGACCTATCTTGATCAGGCGGAAGCGTACACCTTCAACGCTATGGGTTGCACCGAGAGCAAGGCCACCATCACCGCCCTGTTTGCGGCCTTCGCAAAGCGGATGCGTGATGATGTGGGCAAGAAGTTTCAGGTGGTTCTTTTCCGCAAGTTGGCCGATTATGAAGGCGTTGTGAGCGTCAAGAACGGCCTGACTTCCGACAAGACTTCCACCGCCCTGATCCCTTGGGTTACGGGTGTGATCGGCGGCACGGCGGTCAATAAGAGCGCCACCAACATGACCTATGATGGTGAATACGATGTGGACACCGATTTCACGCAGACCCAGCTTGAAAACGGAATCAGGGAAGGTTCCTTCATGTTCCATCGTGTGGATGAAGCGGTGTGTGTCCTGACCGACATTAACAGCTTCATTTCCATCACGGATGAAAAGTCCAGCGACTTTTCCAGCAACCAGACGATCCGAGTTTTGGATCAGATCGCCAATGATATTGCTGTTCTGTTCGGCAAGAAGTATCTTGGCAAGGTTCCCAATGATGCCGCTGGCCGGATTTCCCTTTGGAACGATATTGTGAAGCACCACACGGAACTTCAGGATATTCGGGCCATTGAGAACTTCAGCGGCGAAAATGTGACGGTTGAAAAGGGCGATACCAAGAAATCCGTGGTGGTTACTGACTATGTGACCCCCGTGAACGCTATGGAACAGCTTTATATGACCGTCTATGTTCAGTAAGGAGGTACAACCATCATGGCAGATAGAACCATCATGAACGCCAAGGATGCTGTTTCCGCTTCCTTGGCTGAATGTTTCGTGACCATCGGGGATAACCGTTACAACTTCATGCAGGCTATCAACCTTGAAGCCAACTTTGAGAAGAATAAAACGGAAGTTCCCATTTTGGGTAAGACCGGCAAGGGCAATAAGGCCACCGGCTGGAAGGGTACGGGTTCCGCCACCTTCCACTATAACACTTCCATCTTCCGTGAGCTGATGAAGCGTTATAAGGACACCGGCGAGGATGTCTATTTTGACATTCAGGTGACAAATGAAGATCCCACTTCTTCTGTGGGCCGACAGACTGTGATCCTGAAGGATTGCAACATGGATGGCGGCTTGCTTGCCAAGTTTGACGCTGATGCGGAATACTTGGATGAAGATATGGACTTCACCTTTGAAGATTTCGAGATGCCCGAAACCTTCAGCCTTTTGGCCGGTATGCAGTAAGCAGAGCGCCCCGGCCTTACTTCGGTAGGGGCCGGGGCCTTTTTTCGTATCAAAATATAGGAGGAAAAAATAATGAGCCTGTCCGCTTTTTTGGCTGAAAACGCCGTTCCCGTTGAGAACATCAAGTTTGTTGCTTCCAAACGCTTCTTGGGTGAGAATGGCAACCCCATTCCTTGGGAGATCAAGACCATCACCGGCACCGAGGATGAAGCCCTTCGGAAATCCTGTGCCAAGCGTGTTCCGGTTCCCGGCAAGAAGAACCAGTATCAGAAGGAAACCGACTATGATCTTTACCTTGGCAAACTGGCCGTGGCTTGCACCGTGTTCCCCAATCTGAATGATAAGGAACTTCAGGACAGTTACAAGGTTATGGGCGCTGATGCCCTTCTGAAAACCATGTTGACCCCCGGCGAATATGCCGAATACCTGACCAAGATTCAGGAAGTGTGTGGTTTTGATACCACCATGCAGGATGAGGTTGATGAAGCAAAAAACTGATCTGTGAAGGTGATAGTGAAGCGAACATTGCTTACTATTGCCTTCACGAACTTCATTTGACACCTTCCGCCTTCTATGCTTTGCCCCGGCGTGAACGGGCCTTTATCATTGCGGCCATTGATGTTCGGGTGGAAGCTGAAAAGAAGAAGCAGAAGGAAATTGAACG